ATGCTGGTTTTAGTTTTTCGTAAGAAAAACTCTGGTGTTGACGTTGACCTTGTTTCCGAAGGAAACGGTGTTAGCCTGCGGCAGGCAACCGTCGGTAGACCCCACACGCTCACGAAGTGAGTGTATAGGTGGGCATTGCTTTATTTTCATATCTCCTAAAGGAGCTGAAATAATGACAATGTAAAAAGTTTTTCTATAGTTAAATAATAACGCTAGTTTCAATATCTGTGAAATTAACAGGGGTAGAATCGGATGAACGGCTGAGGTGGGGTAATAATATTGAATTTTTTGTTTTAGATAGCGTCCGAAAGGGCAAAAGTAGTTAAATTAGCCTCCCGCCGTAAGGCGGGAAAGTGAAAATTAGACAAAACAGTGAGAATAACAAACGCTTTTACGTGTTGCACAATTCACAGGTTAGGTTCGGAAATCAGAGTGTAAAAACAACAGGTAAAATTACTTTCATTGATTTGATAAAATAAGTAACGGGGAGAGTATCAGGTATTTAACGTTAGTGGTTGCACTCGTCTGTGTTGCAAAATTTTATTTTTTGGCTTACTGGCGTGTTGTTTTTAAAATCAAAACACTATTTTTCGGGATAAATCCCATCATTAACAGGGCAAGCCTGTATAGCAACTGATTGTCAGGAACAATCGTCTCGTGCTGCGTAGTTTAATTCAAAATAAAATGTTCGATTTCCTCATGTGGTTTGACCTTTTCCTTTTTTAATTGTATTTGATGTTTTTAAAACTAAAAGGAAAAGTAGTTATGAGTACGGATGATAAAAACAGAAAACCAAGAACAGAAAAAACAATTAAGCAAAAAATAGCATCAGCGCAGATGCGTTTGAATCGCCTCAAGAGCAAAGAGAAATCTTTATCTAAAAGCGCTGAGACACGCCTGAAGATCATCCTTGGTGCTGAAGTTGCTAAAGCTGTGGGCTGTAAAGTAGAAGAGGTGGATAAAGAGTTAATCTTAGGACTGATATTACAATCATCGAAAATTAGCATTGAAGATAAAGCAAGATTAAAATTACGAGGAAAAAGGTTTCTTGAGGATATAATTGGACGGCAGAAATAGGGGAATGATTGTCATTATTCTATTATCAATAATCATTTTACGATTACAAAAGGGCCTTACTGGCCCTTTTGTAATTTTTTCTAAACGCGAGAGTATCTAAAATACCCTTTTATATGGCGAGCTAGATATCCTCCAATCGAGTCTGAAGAAATCAAATCAGAGTATATATTTTCAGGGATATCAAAATATTGATATATCGCACCATTATTAAATTCAATCTCAAGGATGGAATCATTAGCATCATAACCAACGCTACGAATGTTACTTGAAACTACTGGTTGTCGATCCATAATTTCCTCTATAATTTTACTTTACTTATTCGTGGGCTTTGTGATCTCCAAGCCTCGATGACTTCGGCATAATTTGGTTCTTTTTCTGGTAATATATTCCAGCCACCGGGGGTCATTGATTCATCCTGTGGGAGGATATCATATACAACAGGGTCTTGACTATCAGGTCTGCGGTCCTTTGGTGGAGGTATTACTAATGTCCTCATCGGTAACTTTACGGCCTCTCCTAATACAATGCATTCTCCTGTTCTAAGAATAGGAAGCATGCTTGTTAATCCATCAAGATTATCTGACATTGCTGAAGTTATATGGCTTCGATCAGAAGCATTGTTAAGGCGAAGGGCAAAAAAAGTGCCACATTGTGAAAGTATGGTCGGATCGATTTCTGATGGGCGCTGAGTTACTACCATTGTTCCTATCCCATACTTTCTTCCTTCTTTTACAATTCTTTGTACCATACGTGACGCGATACTGTTATCTTGACTATTTAAATAATTATGAGCTTCTTCCATGACTATTAATAAAGGTCGGTGCCTACCACCTTGAGATAAGTTTCTTGCCCAGAATAAAGCTTCATATAATATTCTTAATACAGCACCTATAATGGTTTTCAATATATCTGATGGAACACCAGATAAATCTAAAATAGTTACAGGTTTGTCTCCAATCCATCCTTTAAGAAGCTGGTCTAAGTCTTTACTGATATCACCATGTATTGATGGTGTCCATTCACCCGGTTTAAAAATGAAGTCATACCTTGGAATTCTGAGCTTTGAACCTAATGCTTGTAGTTGCTTACCTAAAGGAAGTGGGGATGGTAGGTAATTTATCTTTGTGGCACCAGCTTCATTTGATACATTCTTGAAAATGGGAGGTATGCCCGATAGTGCATTACCTTTCAACTCAGAACCATCATCTAATGTTTCATAAGCCAGTGTTTCAAGTGGTTGTTTTCCTTGAGTTTTAATATATGTTCCAAAAGTTTCTGTATACAATTGATGCCATAAACTGTGCAAATTGAAAGGTATAGGTGAATCTGCGCTTAAAGTATCCTGATTTGATCCATCTCGAGGTACTCTCTTAAGAGACTCACTTTTTACTTTTTGTATTTTCTCGAGTAATATATTACGTTCTTTTTCTGAGTCTATCCCACCAAAACATACTTCTGAAAGTTCATCAAAATTAAGGGCCCAATAGGGTATATATAATTCATTTTCACCCACAATAGGGTTGGGGTCTGCATTGACCTTAAATATATTCGCCCTATCTTTTAAGCATCTACCATATTCTCCATGCAGATCGAGCATAATTATTCTTGCGGAAGGGTATTTATTATTGTCAGATAAAGCTGTTATCAAACTTGCTACAGTTGTAGATTTTCCTGAACCAGTAGTCCCTACTACAGCAGAATGTCTGGTTATAAGCTTATTAATATCAATAAGAGCCGGTATTGAGTCTGCATTTGATATATGTCCTACTTTAACAAAATATCCTTCGTTCGGTTGTCCATATATTTGTTTTAATTCTTTTTCCGATACTAGATGGACGTTATCACCGATCGTTGGATATTGTGATAATCCTCTTTGAAATGTTCCATTTCTTTGTGCTTCTCCTATAAGTTGTATGCGGAGCCATCTGTTATCCACTGGTGTATTTTCGTCAGGTTCTAATGGTGATGCACTAGCTCCAACTTGGCTGATAATTCCATATAAGTTATTAAATCCGATTGGTATTCTAACAAAACTACCTATTTGTCCCGCCCTATAGCCTTGACCATCAATATAGATGAATCCACTTAAAGAATCCTTGGATAATGAAACACTGACTGTGGTGCCGTTTACATCTTGAACTTTTCCTAAATATGATTCTTTATCAGACATAAAATTAATCCTTCATAGAGCCAATAATTCTTTGTAAAAAACTGGAAAAGTCCTTGAAGTCACCGAAGTTAACATTGGAGTTACAATAAACGCTATCTTCTATTTTTATTTTTTTTATAAATCCAAATATTTCTTTGTCGTCATCATTGTTTTCATTGTAAAACCATTTCCCATAGTTAGTTCCAATAATAGCAGCATCGTTAGTCCATATATTCAAATTATGTTGATTTTTAGCTAATCGGTAAGCTTCTGGGTATTTTTCCTTATCATCAGTATAATAATCGCCATACATTAACCCTAAAACCATAGCTGTTGGATTTGACTTTAGTGCACTAACGATAACATCATTTAAGTGACCATCATTAAAGGAATAGCCTGATAATACGAGAAATGATGATTTTTTTCTGATAAATCTATTTAATTGATCCAGTAGGGCTAAATATGGCATTTTCCTACTTTCTTCATATTTCAGGTGTGAGGGATATATTAAGTGTGATGACTCTTTATGGTTGGGGTGAGTTCGATATACTCTTTTTTGATTACCCACATGTTTTTGACACCAATTGATTGAGCCATGTATTTTCCAAAGCCTTGACCAATGTTTAGGGATGAGGTTATCCTCCAAGGCTCTAAGATCAAAGAATGGATTGTTAGCACCAACGAAACCGTCAAAGTATGGTATTTCCATTTCTTCAAGTGATTGCTCCATTAAAAGATCGTAATTTGTTGTGAAAATTTCCACAGCAATCTTGCGATCTATTGAGCGTATCCATTTAGCCAAATTATGATATGGTGTTTCTGAATTTGGTAGGCTCACGTTGATTTTTTTTGCTATTTTTTCACATATTGTTATTTCAAGAATCGAAAGCTGTTCTTCAGTTAACCCTCTAACTTCACCACCTTTAGACACTGATACAAGTGCTCGCAAAAAGCTAAGGATATCTTCTATATTATTTTTATTTTTCTCTGCTTTCTCCAATTCCGATATAAGTTTTGCGTATTGCTCATTATCATTTAATTCAGAATGAATATATTTCGTAAGATTAACTACATCTGGTATTAATGGCCACTGGCCTTCAGGCATATCAACTGACAACGGGCATCCTGCTGATAGGAAAAAGCCGATAGCCTCGTTATCTTGAGATAATGATTGTCTTAAGTATTTTATATGACGGATAGGATCGTGTGTAGTATTCATAGAACACCTTCAACAGTATGTTTCGTGTACTATATAATAAGACTTTCAAGGTAACATTTTCTCAAAGAACCATCTATAGTACATTATGATTTTCAAGAGGTTGGTCAATTTATTAAATGAACATGACTTACTAGTGCGTCGTCATGTATTGAATGAAAATCATTATCATTCGATTCTACCACATTTGTAACCAAAGTTGCGCATGATAGGTAATCATTATCATCATTTTCAATCGACTCTGTAACAACAGTGCTTTGATAAGAGAAATTCTGATCACTGTTTTCTATCTCTCTTGTTTCAATAGTTGACATATACATAAAATCGTCATCTCCATTTTCGTTTACTTTTGTTATCATTGTTCCTGCATTAATCGAATCACTATCATCAGATTCAATTGTGAAAGTTCTTACCGTAGTATCAATAAAATGCTCTAATGACTGGGTTGGTTTTCGATAGGTTTCACTATAAAACATCACATATGGTTTCATTATTAGTCCTATAAATATTGAACGATATAAACTTCAGAGGAATGAAGGGTGTCAGTTTGGTTATTTTCATTAGATGATAATGTTATCAATGTGAAAAAAATAAATCCGATACAAATGGCACGATATAAATGTTTTTCGGCATTTTTTACGATGCCAGCAAAATATCTCACATCATCATTTTTGGCAAACCAATCTCTATAAAATGATTTTGTTAATTCTTTTTTATAAACAGATGTTCTCAACTCTTTAAATGAAGACTGATAAAATGAACTAATCAGCATACCTTTTCTTAAAAATAAGGCTAAATTAACCACCTGAACTGTTATAATTAAAAGTATGTAGTAATAGATTAAAATCAGAACGCTTGAGGAGTATATAGCGGATGTTTTTGTGAATAAATACACTAAAGCGCTTGCAAATGCTAACATTATCGCGGTGTAGTGGGTTATTTTGTTACGTATAACTGACATGCTTTCATTATTTTCTGATATCCGTTGCTTTAAAAATTCCTCTTGTTCCTTCGTTTTTTCTATAGATTGAGCCTCAATGTTTTTTACATATTTTTCAACTTGACTCTCTATGAAATCTGGCGACTTTCTCCCCCATTTTAAGTCGTAATCAAGAATAAAAAGGAAACCAAAGTTTTCCTTTTTAAGTAAATCAGGAGATGATTTTTTAAATGTAAGTATATAATAAATTTTGTTCCCTAAAGGTATTGCTATTAAGGATAGTCGTAAGTTCTCAAGAACACATTGCTGCCTTGTTTCTAGCGTGTCGAAATTCTCATCATCCGAAGTATGAAAAAGTAATGAATAATTTAAGAATCTTATTATTAGGTAGGTAATGTTATTTATCATTCAAGTATCTCATTATTTCTTTTGAAATGTTAAGCCCGGTTTCGTGTTCGAGCCATACCCATTGACCATTGGCATTCATTTCTAAAAATAACCATTCATTATCAAAAACTATGAAATCAAAACAGCCGAAATTAATTCCAAAGAATTGCATGTAGACCAAACACTTATCTTTTATTTTCTGTGGGATGTTGATTTTGCTATATATTATTTTGTTATCCTTCCTTCTCCAATCAATTTTATTTTCGGATTCAATTTTAACGGGAAAGAATATTTCATTAACGATAGTAATCCTTACTTCGTATTGTTTGTTTGAATATTTCTGAAAATAAGCAGGGCTGAATTTTAGAGTGCTCATGTTTTTGCTTTTATCAAATAAATTTGTTTGTACAATCTCTTTGTGATGTTCATCCTCGACGACTCCGTTAGAAAGAGGTTTAACTATGATATCTTCAGCCAAATGGGATGTTAATAGGTGAGGGCTGTTTGTTAAACAATAATCTGGAGTTGAAAAACCAATCTTATCAGCTATTTTTGCTTGTAATACTTTATTATCTGCTTTTCTAAGAATAGATGGTCGGGACAAACATTTTCCATCAAAAGCTTCAGCAATCCCTTCAACCAAAGAAAAAACTTCTCTATAACAATGGTTATGATATTTTACACCGATTATATCATTAAGATTTTCTGGTGTTGGTTTTCTATAATAAATAGACGAGCAGTTACTTTCAAAAATAACACCATAATGTTGATTTCTTATTTCGAATCCATTCTTTGTATAGGAAACCTGATATTCAGAAAATTTGTCAATATTGAAAACATAAAAGTCATCAACGCATTGTTTTTTAATTATATAATCTATAGTTTTATCAAAGCTTGATGTTATAACTAAAATCATAAAAATATCACTCTTTTTCTTTTATCCTATTACTTTGCTAATTTTTATGCAAAGCATTCCATGCTATCAAATGACAGCCCTCCTTGGTTGTGTGGGCGGGGGAAGGGGGGGCTGGGAGTAGACTCACGGCCTGACCATACAATTGCCGAAACCAGCCTACCGCTGAAGCATCAGGTGACGTTGGTCAAGATGTTTGGCCTTATGGGTATAGCAGCACGAACGATGTTGCTTTCATTATGGCCCATTTGAAGCCCTACATAGTATCTTCTGACCATAAACCTGATTGAATTAAGGCGCTACACGCAAGTGTGCGAAAGCCGCGCCAGTGATGCCCAGCTTCATGCATAGCCCATATTTCACAGGACTTTGTTGATTATAATATGAAGCAGAACAGTTAAACATTGGCAGGGCATTACTCTGACCAATCATCCATCAGTGCTACTCCTTCAGGCCATAACGTCTTAAGGCTATGTGCTGGTTCAGCCTCATATGCCAGCTTGTGAGCCAACACATCACGTTGGTGGTCTGTTGTTTTACCAGCCTCATCGCAAAATGTTTACCTGAATCCATGCTGTATTTTCATTATCACGCCGCTAGAGCCTTAAATTTCTGCGTCTGAACATAATCACCCCACCATTGCATTAGTGTTGCTCGTTCTGCTAGATACTCGGCACGGTTATAAGCGGCTATGATCTCATCTTTCTTCGAGTGAGCAAGAGCCGCCTCGAGAACTTCTGTTCTGAACTTACCAGACTCCTCTGCTGCTGTTCTGGCGATAGACCGCATACCATGAGCTACCAGTTCACCACCGAATCCCATTCTGATTATGGCGGCGTTTGCTGTTTGCTCATGCATATGACTGAGGGGAGCTTTGATGCTGGGGAAAACCCATTCTCTATGACCGCTGATAGGGCGCATGTTTTCAAGTATGCGAAGAGCTTCTTTGCTCAACGGCACTTTGTGAGGACGTTTCATCTTCATGAACTCAGCTGGAATGTTCCAGTATCTGTTCTCTTCATCAATATCGGACCAACGAGCACGAACAGCCTCACCGGGCCTTACCCATGTCAACAATTGCCACTCGATCAGCATACGAGTTTCTAACCGTATAGATGCGTTAGATAAAGCTACCATGAAACGGGGTAGTTCATCGGGTGGTAAGGCTGGCATATTTTGCTTCTTAGGCTTACTGAAACGCTGAGCGAGATTGTCGGCAGGATTGAACTCTATAAGCTCTTCCGTGGCAGCATAGCGAAAGATTTCATTTAGTCTGGAAATGATACGACGTAGAGTTTCGAGAACACCGCGCTGCTCAATTGGGTCAAGATGCTGCTTGAGCATTTTGGGGCGGATCGCGTTGATAGGGACAGCACCCAGATTTGAAAAGATGTTTTTTTCGAGGCTACGCCAGATATCTTCTGCATGGTCTGTAGAGATGCCAGAAGTTTTAACTTTCTCATCTAACCACTTTCGGGCAACAGCTTGTAGCGTGTGCTCTGTGGCATCTTTCAGAGCGTTAGTTTTTTCAGTGATGTGGACTTGAGGGTCAACACCATTAGCAAGCAACGACAGGTATTCATCACGCAACGCTCTTGCCTTTGCTAATGAGAGGTGAGGGTAGGTTCCCAAACTCATCTTGGTGCGCTTCTTGGTTACCGGCACGGGATATCTGAGATACCAGTTCTTCTTCCCTCCTTTTGATGAAGGAGCAATTCGTAGCAGTAGCCCATCACCATCGAAGAGATTGATCTCCTTGTCTGCTGGCTTGGTGTTTTTGATTTCAGTGTCTGTGAGTTTTTTAGTCTGCCTTGCCATGTATTGGACCCTCAAATTATTGGACCCAACCGGTGGGTCCATATAAGGGTCCCATAATGCGTAGCTTCTAGCAATTCTCAGTAGACTCTGCTAGACATGAAAAAGGCCGCAACCCTTGCGAGGTGCGGCCTTGATAGTCTTTGGTAGACTTTGCTTTACTAAAAAGTGGTGGAGCTGGCGGGAGTTGAACCCGTGTCCGAAAATAATCTAAGTTAATGATTTATAACAGTCCTGCTTCCTGAGATTTGCCCGCGTGCAGTTTGCGTGCATATTGTTGTCCTTGTAACGTCCTGATTCTGTCCAATATTTTGAAATATTTAGGCGCTACTGAGCCGACGAAATTGCCGTTTTACCGTCGTATTCTGCCAGGTAGGATCCGTAATGCCTGAACAGCATTTCGGGCCCCTTGTGTCCCATTTGCCCCGCCAACCAGAAAAGGTTCACGCCTTGGCTAATATGTCGCGTGGCGAAAGTATGCCGGGTCTGGTAGGGGTTGCGGTAACGCACGCCTGCTTTCTTGAGCGTTGGCACCCAGGCTTTTTTGCGGATAGCGTCGGAGTTGGCCCATGGCTCGCCCGTTTTCGGATCGCTGAATATGAAATCACTTTTCATTGAGGTGAAAGGTTTCTGGTCTTTCAGCGCCTGCATGGCTTCGCTGTTCAGCTCTACTTTACGGGTGCCGGCTTTTGTTTTGGTGCCTTTCAGCACTCCCACAACGCTGGCGGACTGAACGTGCGCTGTGTTCTCGATAAAATCAATATCGGCCCAGCGCAACGCGCACAACTCTGAACTGCGTAATCCGGTATTGAAGGCGAAGCGGAATAGGTTTTTCCATTCCTGAAACCTACAGTGCAGGTAAATGGCGCTGGCCTCGGCGGGTGTGAACGGATCCACCTCGTAATCGTTGGGAGTCGGTGTGCTGTCGATCGCGTGGTATCGGCTGGCACTGACCAGTGTCACCGGATTGATAGTCAGCAAGCCATCGGTCACGGCTTCATCAATGGCGCTACGCAGGAAAGACAGGTTATTCCTGATTGTTTTCAGCTTTGTTTTCCTGCTGGCTATCCAGTTTTTCAATACAGCCGGGGTAAGTTCGGCAACGTGCAACTGGTGCAACGATGACAGCGCCGACACGCATTTTTCATAGCCGCCGATCGTGGATGGCGACAGGTTTCTGTTTTCGCAGATTTTCAGGTATTCATCGAGATAAGATTTTATATTTTTGGTTTTCTTCACCACTCCGAACAACTCCAGCTTTTTGGAGTTTGGGAAGTATTTAGAATAGTCGAATGTGCCGTTGCTAATCTGGTTCTGTATTTCTCCCAGCAGCCGGTCGGCGTATTTAATGCCACGGCTGCTGGTATCCATTTTTGAAAGGGGCTCCCGACACAGAACCCCTTTATAGGTGAAGGTAATAACCAGTGTTGAGCCGGTCTTATGCTGGCGTATTGTTACGCCTCTTGGGAGAGATAAGGATCCTTGTTCTGCCTTGCCCACTTTGAAACCTCCGATAAATCGATCCAACGTTCTTTTACGCCATCGACTTTTAATACATGGACGCCCTCAACCCATAACCCTCTTTGTATCCGTTTGTTAACAGCTTCGACCGTTTCGCCAGCCTCCCGGCAATATGCTGAAAGCGGTACGCAGTCAAGATTCATGGTTAGCCTCCCTCCCGAATGCCAGCTCATTTTCCAGCACGTTTGCGGCGTATGTCAGCGCGTTATAATGAGCCTTATATCCTTGCGCTAACTCTTCTCCAGCCCGCTTACGTAGCAAATCAATTGCCACCTGATAATCAACCTTCCCCATACCCACCTCACACCACGTTCAGGCCACGGCAGTGGCACCAGATTTCAAACATTCTCTTAACCACTTCCCGACAGTAGAATCCCTCCTGATCTCTGGACAGGTCATAGCGGCTTCCGTACCGCTGGCACACCCACATCTCAAATGCTTTATTCACCACATCCCCCTGAAACCAGAACCTATGCCGTTACGTCCTGGCGTGTGTCCAACATGGTAGCTGTTACAGAACGGACAACGATAAATACCAATCTGTCCCTGATGACCGTAACGTTTCCGGATGAGCCTGAGTTCAATCTGTGCATCATCAGCGGTTTTATGCCGCCTCTTGTGTCCGCACTGTTTGCGGCGCAGTCGTCGCTTACTGGACATCAGGTACCTCCTGCCGCTGCTAACATGGCACGGTAAACGCTATCAGGGTCATCCTCGCCAGCCAGAAAACCGGCGCGCAGCATTTCAGGTGTTGGCTTAACCGGCACCAGTACGTAACCTGGAGGAACCACCAGAGAGTTACGCCGGAATGCCAATAGTTCGCGATAAGCGTTAGCTACTGGATTATCGCCATGTACCATGCCTTCCAGGTCTTCATTGCTGAATGTATTCATGATTTGCACGCCTCAATGAATTTTGTCGTTGCCATCATTATCAGCCGCAAACATCTCGGCTTCAGTGGGTTCGTGGTCGGAAAAGCCGATAATTTCACCCTCAGATAGCCAGGCGGTTTCACGAATTGCGTAAAGCATCGCTTCTGCCTCTGCGCGGTTTCTGGCGTAAAAATAGAACGAGAATTTCCGGTCGCCGTAGTGATATTCCGTATCGTACAGATGCCAGATCTCGCCGTTCACAACTACCCGAAGGTGTGGCCAGTGCTGTTGTTACGGAATCACCGGAGAGCTTCTTGGCTGGAGAATAGATTTCAGTGCTGCCCTTGGTATTGCCGACCAGGCAAGAAATACGTCTGGTCTGTCAGCGTCTTCGGCAGGGAGAGTGTTTTCGATTTCGTCCAACGCATCACTCAGCTTCTCAAACGCGTAGTTCGGGACAACATGGCACTCTTCACCGTCAACATCCTGCTGGCAGCTATCATCAGCAAGTTCGAATGCAGCTCCGCAAACCTTGAGCAGCATTTCAATAATGCGACGATGCTCCGCCGTTACACAATTCTCAGGCAGTGGTGCCCATCCATCAGGTATCGCCTGCTCCATTATTTTCTCGTATGCGGCAATCTGCGGATCATGCGGCAATTCATCACGATTGCTTACGGGTTGGCTACCCTGAAGCAGGGCGGCGCGACGTTGCAGTGCAGTCAGCAAAGTCTCTGTTTTACAGCCCTTGCCAATGATAAGACCCGGCTTTAACTCAACGGCGCACGGAAGAGTATCTGGCACTGCCAGCGCGATACGCACCAACTCGCGAATTTCAAATATTGTCGGGTCGTGTTCTTCGCACTCGGCGTAAATTTGCTTAAGGCGTTGTCTGGTAATTGTGGTCATAGCGTCATAAGCTCCATTTTCTTGATGATTTCAGCCTGTGATTCTTCTTCAATTTCAGAAGTAGTCAGCGCCGCATCGTCGAATGCAGAACGAACCATATCGACCTGGTCTTCGGTAAAAAAATCATCTCGATAGTCACCCCATAAAACAGCGGAAAGACGCCCGCCGAGAATCTCGGTTGCCGCTGATACCGTAGGTTTGTCGCCATCCTTAAAATCGACGACAAAAGTTACTTTTCCCATCTCGCACCTCAGTAATTCATCAAAAACTTATATTCAATCAGCGCGCCGAACACGACGGCCACCAGCAGCAGGCCAAACAGCATGGACAGGAGAAATGGTTTCATCGCTTAGCCTCCCGCTGTACGGTTTTGTAGGCCCGCAACATGTCACGGGATTTGCCGGACAAAACCGACCTCATGAAAAACATGCCGCTGCGGGTTGCAATGATGCCGGGCGTGCAGAGCAGGGTGGCATCCACCACCCGGTTATGTTTACGGAACTCAAACACGGTACTGGTGATCTCTATGTTCGCCGCGGCGCCGTAGTCCTGGTATTGGATTTTCATTCACATATTCCCCGCTACTGTATCGCTCATGTCGTTGACCATGCTTTGCCAGATTTCTCGGCCCCTCGTCGTCAGTTCGTCACCATGAACGCATTTGCTCAATAACTGGATCCCGATGGCTTCCCAGCACTGCGGATGACTGTCTCTGATCGCCTCCAGTGCGTAGCCGTTGATTAAATCCCTGACGCCTTGAGCCCCACCAACGATGTTTACCTGTATCTGTCGACCATTGGCATTAATCATGAAGTGATCACCGCTGGTGGCTGAAATATGGTTATACAGCGCAGCAGCGTACTGGTTCGCCAACGAGTTGAGGCGGAAATTTTGCGTAATGAGCGCCATTACCTGACCTCCCACCCAATAGCCTGAAACAGCCCCATCTTTGGGTGATACCAGCGTGTGCCGCGCGGTTCAGCTTCAGACATCATCTGGCGGAATGCCTTCATGAACGGCTCAAACTCCACAATGGCCCGGCGGGACAAAAGACCGTCTGGCGTCATGAATTCGTGGGTGTCGGTGGGGATGCGATAGGCATTGACCAGATTCCTGCACTTGGCATCAGTCATGCCGCTTTTGGCGACCACCTGGCGATAACCGACATAACCGGCGCGCATGGTGCCGCGCTTAATGTTTTCCACGGCTTCGGTTACCGTTTCGATCTGTTCTTCAACGTGATTCAGGCGCTTTTGCTGACGAACGGCGTCAGCGGCCATTGCGGCGATCATTTCGATTTCAGTCATCGGCGCGCGGGTGCGGAAGTAGCTGTTGACCAGATCTCGCTGAACCTGCCAGGCTAAATCGTCGGTAAAGGATTTCACCAACATCAGATACCCGGATTCGACCAGTACAATTCCTGATGCTGCAAATTTGGAGAAAGTACCGTCAGGAAGGTGTCGACGAATTTCGTCGGAACCTAATTCGAAGTAGTCTTCTCCTTCAATAAGACGAGACTTGTTTTCTCTGAAATTGCGCCCAGCAGTTCCGTCTGGCCGCTGGTGGACTTCATCAATCATCGCCAGCGTCACAACACGCTGGCCGCGATATTCGACTGCCGGAAGCTGTTTGTTATTGATCGTTACTGTGTTCATGCTTTATCTCCAAAGGCGCGACGCAGCGCTTTCTTCATTTTCTTACCGTTATTCACTGAGCAATAAAGTTCCGCCAATTCCTGGGCCATCATTTGTTCGCCAGTTTCATCATTGACGAAATACTGATTAGAGTTGTTTTTGATGAACTCCTTCACCATTGGCAGCGCAAGAAATTCATCCGGACTGTAAATTTTCGACTGGCGCCGCCGATGCTTTGCGTTTGGCACTTTGTGTGTGGACTCAACCGCAAGGATGTTTGCATTATCCTGGTTAGCCATCAGCGTATTCCCTGCGGCTTACTGGCCTGCAGTTCTGCCTGCTCTTTCACGAAGCGGTCATGCATCGAGTCCCATTTCGCGCACCACTTCTGCATATCGTGCTTACGAGCCAGGATGCGGCGCAGACGACGAACGCAGCGGTTATGTGCAAAAAGATATTGCTGTGTGTGTTGGCCCATACGATTCACGAGGACACCATTGCTGAAAGCAGGCTCATCTGGTTCGTTAGTATTCAATCCAGCCCGCCAAAATGTTTTGGTTACCATGTAGTGAGCAAGGTTGTTGAGCGCTGCACTTCTGCTGAGGAAGCGGCGCGAATACCCGTGCCTTGAAACGACATAAACGGGCTGCAGCTCTTTGGCAAAAGCGCTGTCAATTGAGGTAGTGTTGATGCGTTTATCGTTCATTTCCGATCCTTAACTTTGTTGTATCGTTCATGCGTCATTACTTCCCAGTTCCGACCATCGTCTTTCGATAACAGTCTCCAGCGCGGATTAACCTTCAGGCTGAGATATCCGGTCCGTCGCATACGTCGCGCATATATTCGCTTTCGCCGGTATCGCAACAGGACCTGCATTGCCTGCAGGTGTACGCGTTCAGGTATTCGAATTGCTGTCAGTGCCACCAGTAACCTCTTCAATGCGTAGCTCCATTTCGCGAGCCATTTCGATAAAAGTGTCCAGAGCGCAAATGTGTTCGTCGTCAAGCAGCCGGCGATCGCATGTGACACGACCGTTTTCGATATAAAGAACAACACGCCCGGTGAAGTCCGGAAGGACATGCAGATCCACGTTCAACATGGGGCAGGGGATCAGCACACCCTGATAGAGCATTCTTTGTTGGTTAGTCATTGCCGATCTCCGCATTAACTGGTTTCTGGTTTTTGACGAACTCCACCAGCTCAGAAATGAGCTCGTCGATTAATTCCTTCCCACTATCCGTAAGGAATTCACCGCTGCCATTAACATCAACAGCGCTGCTGTAAATTCCCTTAATAGCTTTTACGCCTTCGACATTCCCGCACTCACTGATCGCGAGCCTTTCGAATTTTCGTAATAATCCATCGAGAAGAATTTCTGTTAACTCGACTGTGTTAATACCGCCTTTATTGAGCTTAATAACAAGGCAGTTACTGCCTGTTTTACGCTGGTGGCGTAATAACGCAGCCTTTAAAATTCGTCGGCGATACGTAGTGATTAAGTTATTCACGTCGCTTTTCCTCTTCTTCACACCAGTACAATAAATTTGCCGAAGCGTTAAGAGCCATTCCTAGCAAAGAGTCCTTTTGACTCGTTATTAACTCATTATTGCTTGTCACTATTTCCAAAATGGTGTTAAGGTTCTCCGCCTCTAAAAGAATTTCATCTATCCCTGCTGTTTTTGGATTCCACATTTACTATCTCCCATATGCTTTTTTAAGATAAAGTCGAGCGATTACCTCATAACCACAAGCCGCATAAAGGCATGCTGTTCTATATGCCGTTTTATCTTTGATGAAAGTCATACGAAACGCCTCACCGCTAAAGAAGCGACCACTCGACCATGAATTTTGATTTCTTTTTGCTCAACGGTATTGAGAGTAAAAGTTTCGTAATGTTGGTTATCAGAGATAATTTTCAACGAGCCATCAGCCAAAGGCTCTATTCTCTTAATAAACAGGCATGGGCGACCGAAATCATTCATCCTATAAACATAAATGCCAGGCGTAAGCGCAAGGCCACCACAATCAACAAAAGCCACTACCTCACATGGCTCGATGGTGGGTTGCATTGAGTCTCCTTCCATCCGGCAGCTTTGAACGCGGTTGCCAAAGTCATTAATGTTGTCAGAGCCGAACAGAATCTTAGGCGTATTAATTGGCTGGTTAATTGCGATAGCGTTTTGCATTTTGCATTTCCTCAGGGTGAGTTTGTTCCCACACCGAAAAGGTGTTGTTTATATTAAGTTGAGTTAATTAATATGCTGTTTGTGGGGCTTCAAACATTTTTTTAATGTCAGGGTGAGCATCAATGATTTTTTTAGCATCATCACATGCTTCATCGTATGACTTAAAAAAATCAACCAGTACGAAATAATTATCGATACGTTCGTAAATGGCGAACTCCATTTCATCAACAAACGTTGTATTAAATTGGTAATTAAATTCTTTCTCGCAAGGCTGTACAGCATAACAATAAGACCAATGCGAATTTGCAGCTTTGAGCTTGGTATGAATATCAAATTCTTGGCTAACTGGTTTGGGTTGGGAAGTTATGCTCATCTCATTGGCTCCGTTGTTTGCCGATGAGATGATATTACAAAACGTAATTGGGTCTGTCTATACAAAATGAAATAAAATTTGATTCTTCATTCAAAGCGATTGATTTCAAAGTGTATTTAATTAGTGATGCAGATGCGCAGACAAAAAAAATCCCGGCAGGTGCCGGGAGGAATTATTTTACAGATTGTTTTAACCGAATGTCTCTTCAGGCCATTGAGATGCGACCACCTTGCCAACAATCCTGCAATGCTCGTTACAAGCTATCATTGGAAACTGAGGGTTTAGCGGTTGAAGAAAGACCTGCCCACTATCTTTAATCAATTTCTTAAAAGTGAATTCATCCCCGCCAAGCCTGGCGATACAGAAATCTCCAGGGTCAACTGGTTCTTCAGGATCAACAAGTATGAGCATTCCGGCCGGGAAACTTGGTCTTGAACCGGTAGGTGCTGTCATCGAGTGTCCCTCAACCTCAAGCCAGAATGCATGATCACTGGCTTTTTTAGTTGTACTGACCCAACTTTCTGCATCGCGTTCCGTAAAGGTTCTGAATTCTGGCGAAAACATACCCGCCTGAACGTGAGAGAAAACAGGGTATTCAAAATGAGGTTTAGGAGGTTCAGAAAATTGTCCAGCTCCGACGGTGAAAGAACCATCTATGTTTAGGGTTGCACCGACAATTCCAAGGATTCGAAAAATCGAACCTATTTCAGCAAGCGAAGCCGATCTCCTGCCGTTAAGCCAGTGGCTCAAAGCACCTTGTGTAACACCCAATTCCTCTGAAAGCTGGGCTTGCGTAATCCCCACCTCAGACATTCTGGCTTTTGCCAGTTCATACCATTCTGTTTTCATAGGCCCATAATATTACAGTATGTGATAAGGTTTCAATGCACATAATGTAATATTCACTTGATGATTTCAAATACAATATGTAATATCTCCTTAAATTACGGGAGACCAAAATGAGCAATCTTAAAAATCTGCGTATTGCCAGTGGCTTAACTCAATGCGAGCTGGCGAAGAGTATAGGTCACACACAAAGCTCCATTTGTCACTACGAATCTGGTCGAAGAGTTCCAGACATAGAGACATGCCATCTCATCGCTTCCGCTTTGAGTACATCAGGTCGGAAGGTTTTTATCGAAGAAATCTTCCCACATCCATCCGTAAAGGCGTGACATGTCACTGATTAGCGTGGAGGAAAGATGAGCAGCAAAATTCTCGGTAACGTCTGGGACGCGTGCGCAGCGCATGACATTAAGGGAGCCAAACTTGTGATTATGGCACGCCTGGCTGACTACTCGAATGATGATGGTGTCTGCTATCCGAGTGTTGAAACTATTTGCCGCCAGCTGGGGCTCGGGGAAAGCACGGTCAGGACCGCCATCGCAGAACTGGAGTCTTCCGGTTGGCTGCGTCGTGAATCACGCCGCAAAGGTAATCGCAACACGTCCAATCTTTATCATTTGAATGCCGACCGTCTCGAGACTCTGGCACGCATTGAGAAGGACAAAGTGGCAGCGCTGAAACAGCAGCGAAGGGCTAACGGTTTTCACCCGTCAGATTCTGAACCTTCAAATTATGAACCTTCAAATTATGAACCTTCAAATTCTGAACCGTCAGATTCTGGATGTTCAAGCGGTTTTCACCCGTCAGATTCTGACAAAAATGGCGTTTTCACCCGTCAGAATCTGACCCCAGATCCACAAGTAAATTCAAAACATGATCTACAAGTAAATTCAAAACAAGAATCACAAGATATTGGCGTGTGTGGCAAAGCATCTTCTGAACATCGCTCTTCCAAAGAGAACTATTCCAACGAGTTCGAGCAGGCTTGGCAGGCATACCCCAAGCGTGCTGGTGGAAATTCAAAAGCAGCAGCCTTCAAGGCCTGGAAAGCTCGGCTGAAAGACGGAGTTAAACCTGAAGACATGCTGGCAGGCGTTAAGCGCTATGCAGCCTACGTGCGCACCACTGGTAGCGTTGGCACGCAATACGTCAAGCAGGCGGCAACGTTCTTTGGACCTGATCGCCATTTCGAAGAAGCCTGGCAAACTCCATCCGCTCCCGGCGGTGGGCGTCGCAGTGCGCTTCCGGTATCTGGCTTCAGCGAACAGGATTACGGCCAATCAGACTGCAACTGGTAACAAGGGGAAACACAATGCTGAACATCAAACAACGCGAGGAAAGGGATTCGCTGCTGACGAAACGTGAAGGTCTTCGTGAAGAACTGGCTTTTTCTGTGGAACATAAAAAACCGTGGCAGTGGGGAAACTGGGAGTCAGGCGAAGTTCACGTCGTCTCCTGCGAAAAACATGGTGACTATGAGCGTATGTCGCTAACTGGAAAAGCGTTTCGTGGCGCCGAAAATGTTAAACATTCCCAGTGTCCGGACTGCGTGAAAGAGGAGCTTGCTGACATCGAATCTGGTTTGCGTGAATTACGTGTGGCAGATTTGATGGACAATGCGGGGATCGCTCGACGCTTTGAAGCATGTGAATTCGCTAACTACCAGGCTGTCAATCAGGATGCTGCCAAAAATCTCGCGGCATGTCAGCGTTACACCACCAGTTGGCCAGATCGCCTGAAGGCTGGAACCGGGCTCGTCATGACGGGAAATTGCGGCACCGGGAAAAATCATCTGGCCATATCCATGGCAAAAAGCATCATCCGCAATCACCTTGCAAGTGTGGAAATCACCGACGTTATGCGACTGACTCGAGCCGTGAAAAACACATGGCGCCACAGCGCAGAAAGTACCGAGGATGAAGTAATTGAACGTTTCTCATCTCTGGATCTGCTGATTATCGATGAGGTGGGCGTTCAGTTTGGTAGTCCGACTGAAATGACCATACTGCAGGAGGTTGTCAACGCCCGATATGAGAGCGTACTCCCTACAATCCTGATAAGTAACCTGACCTTTGAGCAACTCAAAGAGTCAATTGGCGAACGTATCGTAGATCGTGTTACCGATGGTGGACGTAACCGCCTGGCATTTGGTTGGGAAAGCTATCGTGCGATTGCTGGTGGAGTGGCTGCATGATGACTCCGGTATGGAGAAACGATGATCTGGAAGGTGCGGTAATTGGCGCTATTTTTCTGCGCAATACCGATCCTGAGGTTCTGGGCATTCTTTCCCGCCTGCCGGCGAGTGCATTCTCAGTCCGGCAGTATCGTGAAATTTATTCCGGCATCTGTCGACAGGCTCGTGGGATCGGAGTGATAGATCCATTGCTGCTTTGCGAAACCATGCCAGAGCACAGCGCAACCATTCTTGAATCCAGTCGTATCACTTGGGCGAAGTCAGCTCTGGATTATTACGTTTCCACACTGGAGCGTAATGCCGCTGTCCGCGATGCTGAGATGGTGGTTGAAAAGGCACTGGCAGGGATCCGCAATGCGTCCAACGGTGATAACGCTGTTGAGGCCCTGAAAAGCGCCCAGGATGCCATGGCCGCAATTTCTCTTACTCCCGATACCGTTCAGCCCGTACATATCGACGAGGTACTCACGGCCGTCGTCGAACGCGCAGATGCCAGACACCAGGGGTTGGATGTAGCAAAAACCTTGCTTACCGGGATTGACGAGCTGGACGCGAAAACCGGAGGGATTGAGCAAACCGATCTGGTCTTCATTGCCGCACGGCCATCGATGGGAAAAACAGAACTGGCGCTGGATATTATCGACAAGGTTTCAGAGCAGGGACACGGCGTACTGTTTTTCAGCATGGAAATGGCAAATATCCAGATTGGTGAGCGCATGGTGTCAGCAGCTGGTGGTATGTCGGTATCCCGACTCAAGGAGGTAGCAAAATTCCAGGATGAAGACTGGGCACGACTTTCAACCGGTGTTGGTCGCCTGACGGGCCGAAGTGTGTGGATGGTAGATGCCACAGATCTGACGCTTGAGCAGATCCAGCAAACGGCAACCAGCCATCAGATAGCCCATCCTGAAACTGCGCTGGTGGTTATTGATTACCTGTTACTTATTAAAATCCAGAGTGCAGCGCGTTATGACCTGGCTGTAGGTGAGTTGTCGAAGGGGCTAAAGCGACTCGCCAAAACAAACCGGACACCTGTGTTGGCTTTGAGTCAACTTTCACGTGGTGTTGAATCCCGTCAGAACAAACGTCCCATGAACTCAGACCTGAAAAACTCCGGTGAAATCGAGGCTGACGCTGACATCATCATGATGCTCTATCGCGACGAAGTGTATAACCCGGAATCTCCGGCAAAGGGGATTGCGGAAATCAACATCACCAAGCAGCGAAATGGTGTTCTTGGCACGGTATATCGGCGCTTCTACAACGGGCATTTCCTGCCGATCGACCAGGAAGAAGCAAAACGAAAATCAGCACCGATGCCTAAATCACAACCACGACGCTATTCAAAAGGTAATCAGACTGGCCATGCAGATTTTTAATATTACCCCAATGGGTAAGCCACGAATGACCCGGGCCGACAAATGGAAAACGCGACCAGCAGTTATGCGTTACCGGGCGTTCTGCGATGAGGTTAGGCTGAACAAGGTTGTTATGCCGGAAGCGGGTAGCCACATCACATTCGTTCTGCCAATGCCAAAAAGCTGGAGCCAGAAGAAACGCGCCACCATGAAAGGGCAGGCCCACCAGCATAAACCAGACGCCGACAACATGATCAAAGCGCTGATGGATGCCTTATTCGCTGATGATGCGCATATCTGGGACTTTCGCGTCACTAAGGTCTGGGGCGAAACCGGGCAGATTTTAATTTCTTCGATCGAGAGGGCCGCATAATGAAACTGGAAGCATCGCTAAAACATTTCAGCCCTCAGGGTATGCACATCAGCGACAGTGTGAAAGGAACTTCCCCGGATCGGATAACCGGCACTGATGTCATGGCGGCCATCGGCACGACCAGCAGCCGCGCACGGTTCGGACTGGCTGCCTTCTTTGGTAAGGCGGGGATCAGTAAGACGGATGAGCAACTGGCGGTTCAGGCGCTGGCGCGTCACGCGATGGGCGCTGCACCGAAGAACGTGCGTAAAGCCGCTGGTGGTGAATTTGGCTGGAGCATGCTGGTACTGGCGCAGTTTGCCTTTGCGGAATACTCCCGCTCTGCTGCCACCAGCGTGACATGTCACACCTGCAACGGGACAGGGCTTATTGAAGGGTGTGAGGACGTGGTTAAGTATCCCGGACTCTATAACATCGATGGTGATGAGATTGTTGCGCCAAAAATTGAACGTGAACAGGTTAAACGTCTCTGTACCGCCTGTAACGGTAAGGGGAAACTGGAAGCCCGCTGCCGTTGTGGTGGAAAAGGCGAAGTGCTCGACCGTATTGCTACAAAAGAACGTGGTGCGCCGGTGTTTAAAACCTGTGAGCGTTGCTCTGGAAACGGTTTTTCATCGGTACCGTCTACTGCGGCATATAAAGCGATTCTCAGGCGTTTGCCAGAACTGCACGTAAGGACATGGACACGCAACTGGAAGCTGTTTCTTGAGTCGCTGGTGGATATTTGTTACCAGGAAGAGCGCAAGGCTGATGCTGCTTTTCAGAAAACGACCAGTTTTAATGATGATGTAGATAAATTTTAGCATATTCACGACATAGGGCTTGATTTTGTCCGAAGTTGTCTTGTATGCTTCTAATCATGGATACGTACATCCAAATGAAACTGATTATGGACCCTGCCAGCCGGCGGGGTTTTTGTTTTTGCTTTCTGTGGCATACTGTAACTGTGGACTATAAGCACAGGAACACAGCATGATTACATTTAACGACTTGAAAAATAAAAAGGGTCAGAAAAAGGATAGTAAATATAAATATAGAGAGACTATTAAGAATTCTATAAATGAATTTCTTAAGATATATTTTGAATCGCTAGAATTACCTGCTGAAACCTTTAAGTTCGTGGATGGGAAAGAACATCCTTATGTATTTGTGGTAAATAGAAATGGTCTCGCATCTCTTGATCTAACTCTGGATGATTTAGATGTAGATAAGGTTAATGGCGCATCGATTGTATTACACACAGTTGTTGATGATGAGCCGCCAATACCAAGCCCTGTCCCGGTACGCATAAACGTTTATTTCATTGATGGGCATTTAGAGTACTCAATCCTGGAAGATAACGTTAATGATAATGTCACCTTGCCTATCAGAGATGAATCCGACATTCGTAAGTTTTGCGAGCTTGTTAAAGAATCAATCATTGAGAAAATTGATGATGAACAAATTGGCAAAAAATCAGTGAAGGATGATTCCGTCAAACTTTGGGACTAAGTAATTTTCCATTCAAATTTTTAAGAATTTAAAAGGCTGCGCGTTTGCGTGGCCTTTTTCATATTCAGGCTCACGGGAATCAATCACTACGTGCTTTGTTGAAAATCCAGCCCGTGAAGCTTGTTCCCCTACTACAGACAGCACCCGCTAACTATGCGAGGTGAGGCTATGAAAATGAATGACAAAAACCCTGAATTCTGGGCTGCGGTTTTGACCGGACTCAAAAATGCGTGGCCCCAGATTCTGGGGGCGTCAATGGCCGGACTCATTGCCTACGGTCGACTGATATACGACGGTGCCACCCGTAAGAATAAATGGCTCGAGGGCGTCCTTTGTGGCGCTCTTTCTTTATGTATCACCAGTGCACTTGATGTTGTCGGGCTTCCGGTATCGATATCACCCTTTGTTGGTGGCGTGATTGGATTCGTCGGGGTGGACAAGTTGCGCGAGATCGCTATCAGCGCACTTAAAAAAAAGGCAGGAGTGAACGATGACAACCAGTAATGTTTCCCGCGGTATCCGCAACAACAATCCCGGCAATATCCGCTGGGGTGACGAATGGCAGGGTCTGGTACCCAAAGCACAGCGTACAGATAAATCATTTTGCCAGTTCACCACGTCTGAGTATGGTGTCCGGGCGATGATCATCATCCTGCGCAATTACCAGCGTAAGCACGGGCTGAACACGGTAAGCGGCATTATTAAACGCTGGGCACCGCCGAATGAGAACAACACACAGTCGTATATCAATAGCGTGGCTCAGGCGACGGGCGTTTCCCCCGACCAGCGCATCGATACCAGCGACAGTCGTTTCATGATGAAGTTGTTGCAGGCCATCATTAAGCACGAGAACGGCAGTCAGCCTTACGGCTTCGATACGTTTGTTCGCGCAGTCGAACTGGCGTCCAGTAAATAAAGAGATGGACCGCGTGAGAATTGCCTGCTATTCTTCTGGTACTTTAGCTTTGAGGTATTCAGGGATGCTTAGAAAAACGACGATTAATATACATACTGATGATGTGAATCTCTACCAAGGGGACTGCCTCAGTATGTTGTCAATGATGGAAGACTCATCAGTCGACCTGATTGTTACATCGCCGCCGTATGCAGACCAGAGAAAGGGAACCTATGGTGGCATTTCTCCTGACCAGTATGTTGATTGGTTTTCACCTATAGCTGAGCAACTGCTACGGGTTCTTAAGCCCTCAGGATCCTTTGTTCTTAACATTAAAGAAAAAGCCGTGAATGGCGAAAGACATACATATGTTTTAGAACTTATTCTTAAAATGCGAGAGCTTGGCTGGTTGTGGACAGAAGAATACATCTGGCACAAAAAGAATTCATTCCCTGGAAAGTGGCCAAACCGGTTCAGAGATTCATGGGAACGCTGTCTTCATTTCACCAAAAGTAAAAAATTCTCGATGTATCAGGAAGCTGTAATGGTGCCTATGGGAGACTGGAAAAATGAACGACTAAAAAAACTGAGCGCCAGAGATGTAACCCGCGATGAATCTCGTGTTGGAAGCGGCTTCGGTAAAAACATATCTAACTGGAAAGGTAGAGATATGGCTTATCCAACAAACGTGCTCCATATGGCCACCGAATGTGGTAATAAAAGCCATAGCGCGGCATTCCCTGAGTCTCTTCCCGAGTGGTTTATCCGTTTATTCACTGCTGAAGGGGATGTTGTTTTGGATCCGTTTGCAGGTTCTGGGACAACTCTTCTGGTGGCGGAGCGTCTTGCAAGAAAGACAGTGGGTTTTGAATTGCTGGAAGAACACTGCCTTGTTGCAAAAGAGAGACTAGGCCTGAAGAGAAAAAGATTAGGCGGAGTAATAAGTTATAGCAAAAAGGCTGAATAGGCTTCTGGTTTGTGGTAGTTTCCTTCTTGGTTAACCAAAGAAGGAAAAAATAATGTCAGGAACATGCATCATTGACGGATGTGGTAGACATGCAGATAAAATTATCGGTGTTCGTCTGAGACGTGAGCTGGATAATTTATCTGCAATTTGGGCCCACAATACCAATGCTTATTTGTGCGACGAGCATGCAGCGATGGGATTTGATGTTGAAGTAACCTTCACGCCAAGGGACGACAAGACAATCCGAACATCCGTTAGTGATGGTCGCGGTAGTCCTGTTGTTCGCTTGAGGGAAATCACAAAGCCTGTAAACCCAGGTGGAGTGGAAGACTAAAATGGTATCTTAGTAATGCTAACCGCCCTTGTGGCGGTTTTTTTACGTCCATATAAAGCGCGGACTGATAGTTATGATGCTTACATTGACGGGAAAATACTGGAAGCCACTGACGGTGATGACCATGGTTATCGTTGTCGCCGTGTTGTGTATCCTGCTGGCAAATAGCCGTTCTGATGTCGCTCTACTTCAGAGTGAGAACGATGTGCTTCACAATGACAACTCGCTGCAGGGACAGGTTATTGCCACTCAGGCTTTCAACTTCAACCGTTTTAACCAGGTATCAGAAAATGCCAGCCGCCTTAATTCGTTGATCGATGCAGGTACCGAAAAGACTGTCATCGAATACCGGGAGATTCTTCGACGTGAAAAAACCTGTGATCTGCCTGTTCCTGATGATGTTGCTGGTGGGCTGCTCGACTACGCGAACCGTATACGTTCCAGCGCCATGCACACCAATTCCGTCGGACCTGACGAAGCCGATGATCGTACCGTTGCCACCAGCACCCTGACATATTGCCAGGCCGTTCTCTGGATTAAGCCGCTGCTGGCCGTCATTGAGAAGGGTAACAATAACTTTGCTGGAATACGGGAAATCGAAGAAACCAGAGCTTCACAATAGTGCGTGAGGCAAGGAAGGCTGTTCATGGATAAAACAACAGTTAACGTTGATGGTCGTGACTGGCACTTATTCAGCGTAAATTTTACCGATGCTGATGGTCGTCAGTTTTCGTTCAACATCTATGCCATAAGCCGAGAACACGCCTCTTACATTGTTCAGGAGATACGTGAAACGGCAACCCTTGGCGATCAGATTGTGAAAATCACAAAGTAGCATTTAAGCAGGTAATAGCTCATGCCCCCACGTACACCAAAATCCTGTCGTGTTCGCGGTTGTCGCTCGACAACAACTGACCCGTCAGGCTACTGCGAATCGCATAAAGGCGAAGGATGGCGGCAATACAAGCCAGGACAATCAAGACACCAGCGCGGTTATGGAACGAAGTGGGAAGTAATACGAGACCGTATTCTGAAGCGTGATAGCGGTCTGTGTCAGAACCATCTCAGGCAGGGGATCGTCAAGCAGGCTTCTTGTGTCGACCACATCAAAGCGAAGGCTCACGGTGGCACGGATGATGACAGTAACCTCGAGAGTCTGTGTTGGTCGTGTCACGCAGCGAAGACCGCGCGTGAGCGGCTTAAGTGATAATGATTATCATCTGATATCAGCCAGGGGAGGGGGGGCAGAATCTCTGCGACCGCCTTCCTTCCGGACTGCCCGCCTCCCCGAATTTTTATACCCGCGAAAAATGAAATTTAACCAGGAGTGCCGCATATGGCTGGAACGGCAGGGCGTTCCGGGCGTCGCCCCAAGCCAACGGCGCGCAAGGAACTGGCTGGTAACCCCGGAAAGCGAGCCCTTAATAAAGAGGAACCGGTCTTTACGCCAATTAAAGGTGTAGAGCCGCCGGACTGGTTCTCAGAAGACGATCTCCCGCTGGCTTCCGTCATGTGGGAACTGACCACAAAAGAGTTATGTGGGCAGGGACTGCTGTGCGTTACCGACCTGGCGGTTCTTGAGCGCTGGTGTGTGGCTTACGAATTCTGGCGCCGTGCCGTGAAGAAAATCGCGTCGGAAGGTAACACCATCGTCGGCGCGATGGGCGGCAGGATAAAGAACCCCGAGCTGACCGCCAAGAAAGAGCAGGAATCGGAGATGAGCTCCACCGGATCCATGCTGGGCCTTGACCCCAGTAGTCGCCAGCGTCTTATCGGCCTGGCCGGGCAGAAGAAAACCGCTAACCCATTCCTGAAGATGATCAATTCATGAGCCGGAAATCGTACCCTAACGTCAACGCCGCGAATCAATATGCCCGCAACGTTGTGCGGGGAAAGATACCCGCGTGCCAGTTTGTGCTTCAGGCCTGCCAGCGCCACATCGACGACATGGCTCAGGAGAAAAGCCGCAAATTCCGGTACCGCTTTGATAAGGACATGGCGGAGAAGGCCGCGAAGTTTATTCAATTGCTGCCGCATACCAAGGGCGAATGGGCGTTCAAACGGATGCCGATCACCCTGGAGTCGTGGCAACTTTTCATCATCTGCTGTGCCTTTGGCTGGGTGCAAAAGGGGACAAGGCTGCGCCGCTTTCGCGAAGTTTACACCGAGATCCCCCGTAAAAACGGTAAGTCGGCGATCTCCGCCGGCGTGGCGCTGTACTGCTTTACCTGTGACAACGAATTCGGCGCGGAGGTGTATTCCGGCGCCACGACTGAAAAACAGGCGTGGGAAGTGTTTCGTCCTGCGCGGCTGATGTGCAAGCGGACTCCGCTGCTCGTCGAAGCGTTCGGCATCGAGGTGAATGCCTCCAACCTGAACCGGCCTGAGGACGGTGCGCGGTTTGAACCGCTGATTGGCAACCCGGGCGACGGTGCGTCGCCGCACTGCGCCATCGTCGACGAATATCACGAACATCAGACCGACTCGCTCTATACCACCATGCTGACCGGAATGGGCGCGCGTCGCCAGCCGCTGATGTGGGCGATCACCACCGCCGGTTACAACATTGAAGGTCCGTGCTACGACAAACGCCGCGAAGTGATCGAGATGCTTAACGGCTCGGTTCCCAACGAGGAGCTGTTCGGCATCATCTACACGGTTGATGAAGGCGACGACTGGACGGATCCGAAGGTGCTGGAGAAGGCGAACCCGAATATGGGCGTTTCGGTGTACCGCGATTTTCTTCTCAGTCAGCAGCAGCGCGCGATTAACAATGCCCGGCAGGCGGGCGTTTTTAAAACCAAGCATCTGAATATCTGGGTGGCGGCGCGGGCGGCTTTCTATAACCTTGTGTCCTGGCAGAACTGCGAAGACAAAACGCTTACGCTCGAGCATTTCGAAGGGCAGCCCTGTGTGCTGGCATTCGACCTTGCACGCAAACTGGATATGAACAGCATGGCGAGGCTGTTCACCCGCGAGATTGATGGCAAAACGCATTATTACAGTGTGGCGCCACGCTTCTGGGTACCGTATGACACGGTTTACAGCGTGGAGAAAAACGAGGATCGCCGCACTGCTGAACGCTTTCAGAAATGGGTGGAGATGGGTTACCTCACCGTCACCGATGGCGCGGAGGTGGATTACCGCTACATTCTGGAGGAGGCCAAAGCAGCGAACAAACTGAACCCGGTCACCGAGTCACCGATTGATCCCTACGGCGCAACCGGGCTTTCTCATGACCTGGCGGATGAGCAGCTTAATCCCGTTACCATCATTCAGAACTACACCAACATGTCAGACCCGATGAAAGAGCTTGAGGCGGCGATCGAGTCCGGCAGGTTTCATCATGACGGCAACCCCATCATGAGCTGGTGTATTGCCAACGTGGTGGGGAAAAACATCCCCGGCAATGACGATGTGGTGAAGCCCATCAAAGAGCAGAATGAAAACAAAATCGACGGCGCAGTGGCGCTGATTATGGCAATTGGCCGGGCCATGCTTAAAGAGCCGTGCGATTTCCTCTCCTCACTGGATCCTGGCGAAGACCTCTTAATTCTATGAAATCAATCGTTACCGATGTTATCGGGCTGGCCGGTTACGGACTGCTCACGGCGGGGTTTTATCTGCAGTTCGGGCTGGCACCCGCGCTGATGTTCTCCGGCGGTCTGTTGCTGGTGGCCGCACTGGCAATGGCCAGAAGGGGGAAACGTGTTGCTTGATGCCCTGTTCAGAAGTGAATCACTGGAGAATCCGGCCACGCCGATTAGCGGGGATCTGGTCGATACGGACGGGATTTTTAAATCTGATGTCTACGTCAGCCCCGAAACGGCGATGAAACTGGCAGCGGTTTACGCCTGTATTTATGTTCTGTCGTCAAATCTGGCGCAGATGCCGCTGCATGTTATGCGCAAGCACAACGGCAAGGTTGAGCCCGCGCGCGATCACCCGGCGTTTTATCTCATTCACGATGAGCCTAATATCTGGCAGACCAGCTACAAATGGCGTGAGCTGAAACAGCGCCACATCCTCGGCTGGGGAAATGGGTATTCGTGGGTAAAGCGTAACCGGCGCGGCGAAGTTGTCGGCCTTGAAAGTTGTATGCCGTGGGAAACAACCCTGCTGAAAACCGGCGGACGCTATACCTACGGCCTCTATAACGAAGAGGGCTCCTTCGCCATCAGCCCGGATGACATGATCCATATCCGGGCGCTGGGTAATAACCAGAAGATGGGGCTTAGCCCGATTATGCAGCACGCCGAAACCATTGGCCTGGGCATGAGCGGACAGAAGTACACCGAAACCTTTTTCAGTGGAAACGCACGCCCGGCAGGCATTGTCTCGGTGAAAACACCACTTCAGAAAGAGAGCTGGGGCTGGCTGAAGGAAGCCTGGCAGAAAGCCGCACTGGCGCTGCGCAGCCAGGAAAATAAGACCATGCTGTTGCCGGCGGATCTCGATTACAAAGCGCTGACGGTTTCGCCCGTCGATGCCCAGATAATCGACATGACCAAACTTAATCGCTCCATGATCGCCGGTATTTTCAATGTGCCGGCACACATGATTAACGATCTGGAAAAAGCCACGTTCTCCAACATCACCCAGCAGGCCATTCAGTTTGTCCGCTACACCATGATGCCCTGGGTGACTAACTGGGAGCAGGAGCTTAACCGGCGGCTTTTCACCCGGGCTGAACTGGCGGCAGGCTTCTACACGCGTTTTAACCTGACAGGTCTTCTGCGTGGTACGCCACAGGAGCGGGCGCAGTTCTATCACTTCGCCATCACTGACGGCTGGATGAGTCGCAACGAAGCGCGCGCGTTTGAAGACATGAATCCAGTTGATGGACTGGACGAGATGCTGGTCAGCGTTAACGCCGCAAATCCCGCGAAAGACTTTACTACCGACCCAAAAAGTGAGGAGCAACCCAATGGATGATCGCGAAGTCCGCTGTTACAGCGGTGAGGTTCGGGCGGAGCAACACAGTGAGCAACCGACACACATTATCGGTTATGGCTCAGTGTTCAACAGCCGTTCTGAGCCGTTATGGGGATTCCGTGAAATCATCAAGCCCGGCGCGTTTGACGACGTGCTGAATGATGATGTACGCGGGCTGTTTAACCATGACCCTAATTTTATTCTGGGGCGCAGCGCGGCCGGTACGCTTTTACTGTCCGTTGATGATAAAGGGTTGCGCTATGACATCACCGCACCTGAAACCCAGACCATTCGGGATCTGGTTCTCGCCCCGATGTTCCGTGGCGATATCAGTCAGTCGTCTTTCGCGTTCCGCGTGGCCCGCGACGGCGAGCACTGGTACGAAGACGACGAAGGTATTGTCATCCGCGAAATTTCCCTTTTTTCCCGGCTGTTTGATGTTAGCCCGGTGACCTATCCGGCCTATCAGGAAGCCGATTCCGGTGTCCGATCCATGAAAGCCTGGCAGGAGGCGCGCGACAGTGGCGCGCTGGCGCAAGCCATTAATCAACGAATGGCGCGTGAGCGCCTGCTGAACCTTCTTAACGCGTAAGGAAAAAACATGAAACTGCACGAACTGAAGCAAAAACGTAACACCATCGCTACTGATATGCGTGCGCTGCACGAAAAAATTGGTGATGCAACCTGGACTGATGAGCAGCGTAATCAGTGGAACGCTGCAAAGACTGAACTGGATGCACTTGATGAGCAGATCGGGCGTCTGGAGGAACTGCGTCGCCTCGATCAGGTACACGTTGAAGATCATGAGGATGAGCAACGTCGGCAGCAACGTAACAACACACCGGAAGAGCAAAGTGCCGAGCGTCGCGCCGCGGCGTTTGATAAGTTCCTGCGTCACGGCTTCAGCGAACTGTCCGCTGAAGAACGTCAGGCAGTTAAAGAGCTGCGAGCTCAGGGTACGACGCCGGACGCTAAAGGCGGTTACACCGTACCGACGCAGATGTTGAATAAAATCGTCGACTCAATGAAAGCCTATGGCGGAATCGCCAGCGTGGCGCAGATCCTCAATACTACGAATGGTCAGGATATTACCTGGTCGACCTCCGACGGTACTGCGGAAGAAGGCGAACTCCTGGGTGAAAACACCGAAGCATCGGAAGAGGATGTAAGTTTCGGCACTGCGATTCTGGGCGCTAAAAAGTTGTCGTCCAAAATCATCCGTGTATCCAATGAGCTTTTACAGGATAGTGGTGTTGATATCGAAGCGTACCTGGCTGCACGTATTGGCCAGCGAATTGGGCGCGGTGAAGCCAAATATCTTGTACAGGGAACCGGCGCAGGTACACCGGTACAGCCTAAAGGCCTGGTCGCGTCGGTCACCGGTACTGTAAATACTGCTGCTGCCGCAACATTCACCTGGCAGGAAATGAACAAGCTGAAACATGCTATTGATCCGGCTTACCGTGGTGGTCCTAAATACCGCTGGGCATTTAATGATTCGACCCTTCAGGTGATTGAAGAAATGGTAGATGGTCAGAATCGCCCACTGTGGTTACCGGATGTCGCAGGCGGCACCCCGGCAACGATCCTGAATATCCCGTATGTTATTGACCAGGCTATTGATGGTATTGCTGCGGGTAAGAAATTCGCGTTTCTCGGTGACTTCGACCGCTTCATTATTCGTCGTATCACCTATATGACGCTGAAGCGCCTGGTTGAACGTTATGCTGAGTACGATCAAACAGCATTCCTGGCATTTCACCGTTTTGACTGCGTTCTTGAAGACGTGGCAGCCATCAAAGCGCTGGTGGGCAAGCCAGCATAACCGAAAACCTGATGTAACCAGTACCGCGAAAGCGGTTTTTTTATGCCCGCCGTCTGGCGGGCATGGAGATATCTATGCTGCTGACACTCCCAGAAATCAAGGCGCAGCTGCGGCTGGATGAAGATTTTACTGATGAGGATCCTCTTCTTGAACTGCTTGGTAGTGCGGTGCAGGCGCGAACAGAATCATTTCTGAACCGTAAACTATACGAGAAAGATAAAGTCATCCCGGAGGAAGATCCAGAAGGACTGGTTCTGACTGATGATGTAAGACTTGGAATGCTCCTGCTGTTGACTCATTACTATGAAAACCGGTCTTCGGTCAGTGAAGTTGAAAAAAGCGAAATGCCGTTGGCGTATAACTGGCTGGTTGGGCCATACAGGTTTATTCCGCTATGAAGCTACGACAAGCGCAGACCAGCGCAACTTATCTGCTGCCAGATCCCGGGGAACTTGATAAACGGGTTCTTATCCGTCAGCGGGTTGACTCACCTTCTGATGATCTTGGCACAATGCCGGTTTACCCCATTTCGTATAAAGCGTGGGCGAAGGTGGTACAGACCAGCGCGACCACATACCAGGAGACAGCCCAGACGGATAATGCCATCACTCACTACATCACTTTGCGTTATCGCCGGGGGATTACCAGCGATTTTGAGGTGGTGCACGGGGATGAGGTTTATCGCGTTAAGCGGGCTCGGGACCTGAACAGCAAGCGGCGGTTTCTGTTGCTTGAATGCACTGTACTGGGCGCGGAGCCAGCATCAACCGGAGGGAGCGGTAATGGCACAACCCTTTTTACACGTTGATTTTCAGCAACCAAAGGAAATGCGCTTCAACCGCGCGCGGGTGCGGCGGGCGTTTGTCCATATCGGGCAGAGGCACATGCGTGATGCGCGCCGGCTGGTAATGCGTCGTGGGCGATCAGAAGGTGGTGAAAACCCTGGTTACCAGACTGGTCGACTGGCGAAATCCATCGGCTATATGGTGCCAAAAGCAAGCGGGCGACGCCCGGGGTTCATGACCCGTATCGCACCAAACCAGCGAAACGGGCAGGGAAACAGAATGATCGCCGGTGACTTTTACCCGGCGTTTCTTTTCTACGGTGTTCGTGGCGGTGCACGTCGTCAGCGTAGTCACCATCGTGGAGCGTCTGGCGGTAGCGGCTGGCGTCTTGCTCCGCGTAATAACTTCATGGTTGAGACGCTGCAAAAAAACAGTCCGTGGACGCGGTACTACCTTGCCCGTGAGTTGCGTCAGTCACTTAAGCCGGAGAAACGTCGCTGATGAAACTTTCACCCATCATTGCAACATTACGGGCAAACTGCCCCGTTTTCGAAAATCGTGTAGCCGGTGCTGCTCAGTTTAAAGATCTGCCTGAAATCGGAAAAATGCGACTCCCGGCGGCATATGTTGTTCCCGGTGATGATTCCCCAGGAGAGCAAAAAAGCCAGACAGATTACTGGCAGGATCTTACCGAGAGTTTCTCGGTGATTGTTTTTGTCAGTAATGGCCGGGATGAGCGAGGGCAGTTCGCATCATATGATGTGGTCCACGACATCCGGCAGGTGTTGTTCAAAGCACTTCTCGGATGGAATCCGGAGGAGCGTGGAAACCCTGTCACCTATGCCGGTGGAACATTGCTGGATGTGAATCGCCACGAACTCAGCTATCAGTTCGATTTCACTGTTGAGAATGAGCTGACTGAGGATGATACGCGTCAACAGGATGAGCTTAATAGCCTTGATGAATTCAGAACGCTTTCCATTGATGTGGACTTTATTGATCCGGGGAGTGGTCCTGATGGCGATATTGAGCTTCACACTGAAATAAATCTCCCTTCCTGAGAGGCCATATGTTTGTAAAACCCGCAAAAGGGCGGTCAGTTCCTGACCCTGCCCGAGGCGACCTTTTGCCCTCTGAAGGGCGAAATGTTGAAGAGAATAACTACTGGCTGCGGCGCGTCGCGGCTGGTGATATCCGGCGCGTTAATAAAAAGGTGAAAGCCAATGACGATTAGTATGAACACCATCCCATCGAGCACGCTGGTACCGCTGTTTTATGCGGAAATGGATAGCTCGGCGGCGAATACCACCCAGGATTCCGGTCCTGCTCTTTTGATCGGCTACGCCAATGCGGACGCGACGATTGAGAAGGAAAGTCTGATCCTGATGCCTTCTAAAGATTATGCGCGTCAGATTTGCGGTCCGGGTAGCCAGCTAGCCCGCATGGTTACCGCATACCGCGAAACCGATCCGTTTGGTGAGTTGTACATTATTGCGGTACCGGAAGCCACAGGTGCTGCCGCGACTGTAACGATTACAGTGACAGGCGCCGCGACGGAAACCGGTACAGTGAATCTTTATATCGGACGCACCCGTGTGCAGGCTGCAGTAATCAATGGGGATGATGTTGCCGCCGTTGCTACTGCGATCAGTGCAGCAATCAATGCCAATGTCGACCTTCCGTTTACCTCTGCTGCGGCTGCTGGCGTGGTCACACTGACCGCTCGCCATAAAGGTTTGTGCGGTAATGAAATTCCGGTATCTCTGAATTATTACGGTTTTGGTGGTGGTGAGGTGCTTCCGGCAGGTATTCAGATTGCAGTGGCGTCTGGTACGGCAGGAACTGGTGCACCGGTGCTTACTGGAACGATCGCGGCGATGGCCGATGAACCGTTTGACTATATCGGTCATCCTTTCAGTGATGCGGCTTCAGTGAACACGCTGTCGAACGAAATGAACGATACCAGCGGTCGCTGGAGTTATGCCCGCCAGTTGTATGGTCATGTGTACACAGCCAAACTGGGTACGCTTTCCGAGCTGGTTACCGCCGGAGATATGTTCAATCTTCAGCATATTACCCTGGCCGGTTACGAGAAGGAGACCCAGACGCCTGCCGATGAACTGGCGGCAAGTCGCACCGCTCGTGCTGCGGTATTCATCCGTAATGATCCGGCCCGACCGACACAGACCGGGGAGCTGATTGGTATGTTGCCAGCCCCGAAGGGCAAGCGCTTTACCATGACAGAGCAGCAGTCTCTTTTGTCGCATGGTGTCGCTACCGCATATGTTGAAAGCGGCATTCTGCGCGTTCAGCGCGACGTCACCACGTATAAGAAAAACGCGTATGGTTCTGCGGATAACAGTTATCTTGACAGCGAAACCCTGCATACCAGTGCATACGTTCTGCGCCGCCTCAAGTCTGTGATTACCAGTAAATACGGCCGTCATAAACTGGCGAACGACGGTACCCGTTTTGGCCCCGGTCAGGCAATTGTGACGCCGTCGGTCATCAAAGGTGAGTTACTGGCAACGTATCGCCAGCTGGAACGCGCGGGCATCGTTGAAAATTATGAGCTCTTCAAGAAGTACCTGATTGTTGAGCGTGATGCTAATGATCCGAACCGCCTGAACACGCTGTTCCCACCTGATTATGTCAACCAGTTGCGCGTCTTCGCAGTGGTTAACCAGTTCCGTCTTCAGTATCCAGAGGAGGCCGCATAATGGCGAAGATTGGTGGTACCTGTTATTTCAAAGTAGACGGTCAGCAGCTATCAATGACCGGCGGCATTGAGGTGCCGATGAACACGAAGGTCAATGATGATGTCATTGGGCTGGATGGTTCAGTGGATCGCAAAGAAACGCACCGCGCACCTTATGTTAAGGGTACTTACAAAGTACCGAAGGATTTTCCCGTCAGCAAAATTACAACAGCAGATCAAATGACTATTACCGCCGAACTGGCGAATGGTCAGGTCTATGTTCTGTCGTCTGCCTGGCTGCATGGAGAAGCAAACCATAATGCTGAAGAAGGCACGGTGGATCTTGAATTTCACGGTGAAGAAGGAGATTACCAGTAATGCAGGAACTTGAATTAAATCACCCGATCACTGCACATGGCGAAACGCTCAGTGTCCTGGAATTTAACGAGCCGACGGGGAAAGATGTTCGCGAGTTGGGTTATCCCTATCAGATGAACCAGGACGAATCAATCAAACTCCAGGCGCACATCATTGCGAAATACATTGTCAGACTGGCAAATGTGCCGCTAAGCACTGTTGACCAGATGTCCCCTGGTGATCTAAATGCTGCTGGTTGGCTGGTGGCTGGTTTTTTCCTCCAGGGCTGACGGCGGAATATCTCACTGATCGCTATTTTGACTGCGCCAGCTACTGGCGCATTAACCCTTTTGAATTACTGAACAAGCCAATCAGTGAGATTCCTTTACTGGTCAGCCAGGCAAACAGGATAGAAGAGGAGAAGCGGATCAATGGCTGAGTTTGAACTAAAAGCGCTCATCACCGGTGTCGATAAGCTTTCTCCAGCACTTTCTCGGATGCAAAAAAACATCCGTGGTTTTAAACGCCAGGCAGAGGCGAGTTCTAAAGGCGGGCTTGGGATGGCCGCAGGGCTTGCTGCTGGTCTTACACTGTCGATGAAGACATACGCCGATCAGGAAAATGCTGCTACGGGCCTTAAGGTTGCCATGATGCAGGCAAATGGGGAGGTCGGGAAAAGCTTCGAAAGCATCAATAAATTGGCAGTCGGGCTGGGTAACCAGTTGCCGGGTACAACGGCAGACTTTCAGAACATGATGCAGATGCTGGTGCGCCAGGGTATTCCCGCAGAAAATATCCTCGGTGGGGTGGGTAAAGCCACGGCTTACCTGGCTGTTCAGTTGAAGAAAACACCTGAGGCTGCGGCTGAGTTCGCGGCAAAGATGCAGGATGCAACTGGCACAGCCTCAGATGACATGATGGGGTTATTCGATACGATCCAGAAAGCCTTTTACTTGGGCGTCGACGATACCAATATGTTGTCGTTTTTTACAAAAACCAGCTCCGTACTTCAGATGGTAAATAAGGATGGGCTTAAAGCCGCGCAAGGTCTGGCGCCGATCAGCGTAATGATGGATCAGATGGGCATGCAGGGCGAGTCGGCAGGTAACGCCGTGCGCAAAGTCATTCAGGCAGGCCTCAGTGTCAAAAAGGTCAATGATGTTAATAAGGTGCTGGCGCGTCAGAAGCTGGGCATTAACCTGGACTTTACTGACGGTAAAGGCAGTTTTGGTGGGCTGGACAATTTATTCCTGCAATTAGCCAAGCTCAAAAGCCTGTCAGACGTGAAGCGTACCGGGGTAATGAAAGCTTTGTTCGGCGATGATGCTGAAACACTACAGGTAGTTAACGCGCTGATCGACAAAGGGAAGGATGGGTACGATCAAGTTCAACAAAAAATGAACCGCCAGGCCAACCTGAATAGCCGTGTTCAGGCCCAACTCGGAACATTAACCAACCTCTGGGAGGCAATGACCGGCACAGCCACCAACGGTCTCGCAGCAATTGGTAGCGCGTTTTCTGGTGATGCGAAAAGAATAACAATATGGCTTGGGGATCTTGGCGAGCGCTTCACGAAGTTTGCCGATGAAAATCCACGAGTTATAAGGGGGGCATTTGGGCTGGCTGCCGGATTGACTGTCTTAAAACTGGGGTTTATGGGAGTTGGAGGTGCTATCGGTATCGTGAGCCGGGTATTATCCATGTCTCCTATCGGGATGATTGTTACTGGCATTGCCATGGCAGCTGGTTTAATTATTTCTAACTGGGATGTCATTGGGCCATATTTTAAAAAGCTATGGGATACGGTTGGTCCTTATTTTGAAACTGGATGGGGAATACTCAAAAAAGTATTCGACTGGTCCCCGCTTGGGCTCATTATTAACAACTGGGGACCTATAGTTAAATGGTTTCAGGACATGTGGGAAAAACTCAAGCCTATTATCGAGTGGTTTACTGATGGTGCCAGTGATACGGTCGCTGCCGCAAACGCCGCACAGTGGGGAGCCGGTGGATACGGCGCGTATGGTACAGGGGTGGCTAGTTCAGGATATAACCCCTATCAGATCAAACAGGGAACGGCGACTCAACCGAAAGGATCCATCACCGTTGAATTCAAAGGTGCACCACAAGGAATGAGTGTTACTGATAGCCGTTCCTCAGGTATAGATGTTAACCATGATGTAGGTTACACAAGGATAGGTAGGACTGGAATGGGAGGGTAAACCTCCCATTGTTTTTAATTGATGAACCTTGCGAAATTTCCCTCTGAATCATATTCCGCTTTGGCGACATTTTTAACCATTCCCCCTAATGGGTTTTTGCCACGGAACTGCATGATCATGACGTAATCATCTTTACGACGTATAACGTTAGTTTCGATACATTCAAAACTATCCGGATCATTCATTGATTCTTTCACGCGATCTTTCATATCAAGTGGGCAACCATCCACTGAGCGCGTGAGCTTTGCCATAACAAGCTCCTCTTTAGTTTTTTCTTTTTCCGGGGGAGCCATAACAAACGCTGCGATTATCAGTGGTGCGAAGAATCCAAAAACAGCACCGAGAAGAGCAGCCATTATTTTTCTGGGCTTGGTCTTTTCTTTTTTATAAGCCCACCGTCCTATGAAAACGGCTAGCAACAAACCCAGTATTAACGGCAACAACATTTCCATTTATACCTCTCCTTAAAGGTAAATGTTCTCTGGCGCTTCGAAAGAAGCGTCTGAAACAGAGTAGCTTATAACAAATCATATTGGTGCAGACAATGGCGTGGAAAGACAGACTGGTTGAAGCGTCGTTTCGCGGCGTTCCGTTCAAGGTAGAAGATGAAGGTGCCCCGGTAGGACGTCGGGTTGAAACGCATGAATACCCAAACCGCGATAAACCTTATAGCGAGGACTTAGGAAGGGTAACGCTGCGTCCTGGCATCACCGCCTATGTGATCGGAGATGACTGCTTTGATCAACGTGACAGACTTATTGAGGCACTGAACAAACCGGGACCGGGTACGCTGGTACATCCGACCTATGGGGAAATCAGTGTCTGTGTTGACGGAGAGATTAATGTCAGCACCGCAAGCAGTGAAGGGCGCATGGTACGCTTCGATCTGCGGTTCGTTGAGGCCGGGGAACTTTCATATCCAACGGCTGGCACTGCAACGGCAAATACACTGGTTTCATCCTGCTCAGCATTAGATGACTGTATCAGCGATAGCTTTGATCAGTTTGGTATGGATGGCATGCCAGACTTTGTTCAGGGCGGTGTATTAGATGATGCAAAGAGTATGCTCGGTTTTGTATCAGATAAAATGGCGATGGTTGATTCTGGTATTTCTTCTGCTGCCCGATTATTGCAGGGCGATATTTCTGTGTTATTGCCTCCGCCATCATCAGGTAAGGGGTTCATTGAACAACTTCAGACGATGTGGCGCGCCGGCAATCGCCTGACAGGTAATGCCAGCGATCTTTACACCATGATTAAAAATTTCTCAGGTATCACATTGGGGAGTGATCTTGCACCCCGTGGTGTCTGGAAAACTGACAGCACGACGACGAAAAACAGAACGCAACAGAGCAATTATGTTGCCAGTGCGATCCGCACGACTGCAATCAGTGAAGCCGCGTACACGGTGACAAGTTTACCTGCATCGGTAACGCCAGCGCGTGATGCCACACAGGAAACAACTGGCTGGCCGGTTGTATCGCATCCGGCATTGAATAATGCCCAGGAAGAAACTGTTTCTGTCGATTTGCCAACATGGGATGAGTTAGTCGATGTACGTGACACACTGAATGATGCCATCGACAAGGAGCTATCCCGCATCACTGATGATCGTCTTTTTCTGGCGCTCCGCAGAGTGAAATCTGATCTCAACAACGATATTAAAACCCGGTTAACTCAGGCGTCAAAGACCGTCATAAGAACACCGGATGAAGTTACACCCGCGCTGGTTCTGGCTGCCACATGGTTTGATAATGCGGATCGCGAGTCAGATATCGTAAAGCGTAACGCTGTGGCACATCCTGGCTTCGTTCCAGTGTCTCCGTTGAGGGTTCCTGTACGATGAACGATAACGTAACGCTACGTGTTAACGGGCGGGAATGGGGCGGCTGGACATCTGTTCGCATAGGCGCGGGTATTGAACGCATCGCGCGCGACTTCAGCGTTGAAATCACCCGCGAGTGGCCTGGTGGTGAGGGCTCTGACTCGCTGCAGCCAAAAGTGAAAAATGGCGACAAGGTAGAAGTCCTCATCGGGGATGACCTGGTCATTACTGGCTGGGTGGAGGCGACGCCGGTTCGCTATGACGCGAGGTCAATCAGCACCGGGATCAGCGGTCGCAGTCTGACGGCCGACCTTATTGACTGTTCCGCAGAACCAACTCAGTTCAACGGGCAATCGCTTGTTCAGGTTGCCACTGCACTGGCGAAACCATTTGGCATATCTGTCGTGGATTCGGGGGCCCCTGCTGCGGCAATACCGGGCGTTCAGCCAGATCACGGTGAGACGGTTATTGAAGTCCTCAATAAAATGCTTGGTCAGCAACAGGCGCTGGCATACGACGATCCGAAAGGGCGTCTGGTTATCGGCGTGCCGGGTTCCACGCGGGCGTATACCGCCCTGGTGTTGGGGCAAAACGTTATTTCCTGTGATACCGAAAAAAGTATCCGCGACCGCTTTTCAACTTATCAGGTCTCCGGCCAGCGCGCCGGGAATGATAATGATTTTGGGGCAGCAACCACTACGGCTCTGAGGTCAAAAACTGCTGATGCAGGAATAGGGCGCTATCGTCCGATGGTTGTGCAGCAGACAGGACAATCAACAGGAGCAAGCTGTATTGCCCGCGCTGAGTTTGAAGCCAGACAACGTGCCGCACGTACCGACGAAACCACTTATGTGGTCTGGGGCTGGCGACAGGGTGACGGCTCGCTGTGGCAACCGAATCAGCGCGTCATCGTTTTTGACCCTGTATGCGGATTCAATAACCGTGAATTGCTCATTTCTGAAGTGTCATTCACCAAAGACAATAACGGCACATTAGCGGAACTTCGTGTCGGGCCGCCGGATGCTTATCTTCCTGAACCGGAAGATGAGAAGCAGAAACGTACTAAAAAACGAAAAGCCAAAGAGGACCCGTTCTGATGGGCGTAATGCAAAGCCTGCAGAGGCAGGTGCTTTGTCTGATTGGTCGCGCAGTCGTAAAAAGCATTGATGCAGCCAGTAAATGCCAGATGGTGGACGTTGAACTTATCGGTGCCCAGACGAAAGCAGGTATAGAACATCTTGAGCATTACGGGTTCACCTCTCACGCGAAACCGGGAGCTGAAGGCGTGGTTCTGTTCCCTGATGGTGACAGATCACACGGCATTGTGATTGCGGTTGCTGATCGCCGGTACCGGCTTCGCGGACTGGAAGAGGGTGAAGTTGCACTGTATGACGATCTCGGGCAGAAGGTTCACCTCACTCGTTCTGGAATTATCGTTGATGGAGCCGGGAAGCTAATCCGGTTTGTTAATGCCCCAAAAGCCCGTTTTGAAATGGATATCGAGGCAACGGGACATATTAAGGATCTGTGTGATTCCGGCGGGCTGACGATGTCAGCGATGCGGATTGTCTATAACGGTCATAAACACAAAGAAAACGGGCAGGGTAACAACACTGATACCCCGGCCAGTCAGATGGGGGAATGATGGAACTCTGGCTTACGGTAAATGGTAAGCGGGTTAGCGTCAGTTCGTCGCTGAATCCGCTGGTAAGAGCTGTGGTTATTTCACTTTTTACACATCGTCGTGCTGATCCGGATGACAATGCTGATGTCCCTATGGGCTGGTGGGGCGATACATGGCCCGTTGTTACCAATGATCGTTACGGCTCAAAACTATGGCTGTTACAACGCAGCAAGTTGACCAATGCCCTGGTGAACAAGGTCCGAATTTATCTGCGTGATGCACTCCAGTGGATGATTGATGATGGGGTGGTATCACGTATCGACATCGATATTCAGCGAACCGGTATTAACGAACTCGGTAATCAAATTGTACTCTGGCGCCGGGACGGGCCGGTTACCATTTCCTTTAATGATTTATGGAGCGTAATCACTCATGGCGGACAGTGAATTCCAGCGGCCAACACTGGCTGAAAATATCAGCATGATACGCACCGATCTCTTTGCCCGTCTCGATATCAATGATGAACTTCGCCGTATGGATGAGGATGTCAGGGCCAAAGTCTATGCCGGGGCATTACATACGGTTTACGGGTATATCGATTATCTGGCAATGAATATGCTGCCTGATCTATGTGATGAGGGATGGCTTGCCCGTCATGCTGCTATGAAGCGGTGTCCGAGAAAGGCCGCAACAGCAGCGGCTGGTTTCATGCGATGGGAGGGCGTGGCTGACAATCTGACAGTCAAAGCCGGGGCCATTATCCAGCGTGATGATTTTGTTCAGTACACAGCGACGGCCGATGCTAAAAGTGCTGGTGGCGTATTGCGGCTACCCATAATTTGTAATGTTAATGGCACTACAGGAAATGCGGACGACGGCACTTCGCTGTCTCTTGTCACTCCGGTTAATGGGCTGCCATCTGGCGGGATGGCTGACACGCTGGCGGGTGGTGTTGATGTAGAGGATGTTGAAGAGTGGCGATCGCGAGTTCTTGAGCGCTACTACTGGACACCACAGGGTGGCGCAGATGGGGATTATATTGTCTGGGCTAAAGAGGTTCCCGGGATCACCCGCGCCTGGACTTACCGTCACTGGATGGGGACAGGCACTGTTGGTGTGATGGTCGCGAGTAGTGACCTGATCAATCCGATACTGGATGACGCAACTGTCGCAGCAGCGCAGGCGCATATTGAACCACTGGCTCCTGTGGCGGGTTCTGATTTATATGTTTTCAAAGCGACACCGAAAACTATCAATTTCACTATTGATCTGAATCCGGACAATGCTGAAACACGAGCAGCGGTAGTGGCAGAACTTCGTTCTTTTCTCCTTCGTGATGGTTATCCGGAGGGGGTTCTCGAGCTGTCCCGTATCAATGAAGCCATCTCAATTGCTGCTGGTGAGCACAGCCACAAACTAATTGCGCCGGCTGCTGATATGCCGATCGCGAAGAATGAACTGGCTGTTCTGGGAGGCGTAACGTGGCAGTGAATGAAGATGATTATATTCACCTGCTCGCCGCGCTTCTTCCGCCAGGGCCAGCCTGGACAGTTGATGATGTGGCGATAAAGGGGACCGCTCCCTCATTACTCAGAGTACATCGGCGCGCTGATTCACTGATGCTGGAGATCGACCCACGTACCACTACAGAACTGATTAACCGCTGGGAAAAATGCTGTGGTTTACCTGATGAATGTATTCCATCTGGAACCCAGACAATACGTCAGCGCCAACAACGGCTTGATGCAAAAGTTAACCTGGCGGGTGGGATTAACGAGGCATTTTATCTGGCGCAGCTTGTTGCTCTTGGAAAGCCTGGGGCGACTATCACTCGATACGATAAAAGCACATTTACCTGCACTTCAAAATGTACGGATGGTGTGTATTCCACGGACTGGCGGTACTACTGGCAGGTCAATATGCCGTCATCGACAGAAACAACCTGGATGACCTGCAACGATCCATGTGATTCACCAATCAGAATCTGGGGAGACACTGTTGTGGAGTGTGTCCTCAATAAGCTTTGCCCTTCTCATACCTACGTAATTTTCAAATATCCGGAGTAATTCATGCACCGTATAGATACAGCAACTGCGCAGAAAGATAAATTCGGCGCGGGTAAGAACGGTTTTACCCGAGGAAATCCCCAGACCGGAACCCCGGCGACTGATCTGGACGATGATTATTTTGACATGATCCAGGAAGAGCTCTGTAGGGTAGTAGAAGAGTCCGGCGAGGAACTGGATAAAGGGAAACACGATCAGTTATTAACTGCCCTTCGTGCATTACTTTTGAGTCGCTCGAATCCGTTTGGTGATATTGCATCAGATGGCCCGGAGGCGATCGCAACGGCTCTCGTAAACCTTCAATTGGGAGAAGCGGCAAAAGTCAGCCTGGGGGTTGATCAAAATTATGTCAACGTAACATCTTCAAGACAGTCAGGAGTCGTCTATACGAACTCAACGGGCAAACCAATTCTTGTCTCTGTTTCTATAGTGAGCGAGCAGAATAAATCCCCAAATACATTACTTGTTAATGGAATCGAAGTTGCTTCTTGCGGTGTGTCACCTGTCGCCGGAGTGTATTCAACATCAAGGGGTGCACTGGTTGCCGTGGTTGGTAATGGTAAAACGTATCAAATCAGTGGGTCAGGAACGATTATTAGCTGGAGTGAGTTACGATGAAATATTTTCTGGATAATGACGGGAATGTTTTTGCATACGAGGATGATGGTTCCCAGGATTATTTAATTGATGGGAAAACTGAAATTAGCAAAGATAAAGCTAATTCCATTTTAAATCCTCCACTATCGCAGGAAGAAATAACCACTGAAAATGAAATATTAAAATCCCGACTGCGCACTGTGGCTGACACTGAAATCGCCTGGCGACAAGACGCGGTTGATGCAGGAATCGCGACGGATGAGGAAGCCGCCGCGCTGGCTGAGTGGAAAAAATACCGGGTCTTGCTGATGCGTGTCGATACAGCAAAACCCGTATGGCCTACACCTCCGGGGGAACAGGCCAGTTAATATCCGGTGCGGTTGCTGTATTGGTTGCAGTAACCGCATCAATATAATCAAGCGTCACATTGAGTTTATTTTTTTCTGCATCACTCAGCGCTCGCCCTGCCTGCAATTTCAACTGAATGACACTGATGGACTGCATTGCAGCACTTATTAATTGCTGGCGCTGTAGTTCGGCTGCGGCTATGGCGTCAGCCTGTTGCGCTTCGACATCCGTCACCCACTTTGTCCCGTCCCACACATCGTATGGGGTAGACGGTGCAATACTGGCGTAACCATCGTGAAGGGAGCCAATATAATCAACGGTGATGGCGCTGCCGTCAGCAGTTGACCAGACTGTTTCGCCGCGATGATCTTCTTCCAGTCGCCAGCCAGTACCGGTAAACACTGCCACCTTTCCAGCGACACTATCACCCGGATCGATATCGGTTGAATCGCCTGGCATAGAAACACCAACATTAATAAATTCATCAGACCATCCGGTGTATTCACCTGTCACTGAGTCAAAATAAAAACAACGAATATCACCTGGCTGAGTCGCCAGCTCATTTTCATCAAATACTGGTTTCATTATTTAGCCCTTACCAGGAAATTAAGTGCAATATTACGCGATCGTGTTTCTGTTGAAGTTCTTGCGACTCGGTCGGCATCGAAATACATAGTACTAACACGATCATTGCCAGTAGTAGCTGTAGCGCTGGGAGGAGCCGTTGTCTGAGAGCCTGGATAAAACGCGCCAGCCCCACCGTTAACAAGCACACTCAATTGAGAAGCCCCCGCAGTTGCTGCGCTAAAAGAACCAGTAATATTTTGTAGCGCATCAAGCTGAATTGATAACAAGGCTCGTCCTGCATCCACCCCGCGCCCGTCATCCCAGATACGCGGGAACTCTCCACGCATGTCCGGGATTACCAGCCCTGTCCAGACCTTCGCCAGTTTTGGGTATGTGGCAGCGGAGAACGATGCACCGTTAGGCTTCAGAAACACCATGTCTGACCATTCATCCATGACCGTATTTGGCATCGCAGCCAGCGGCCAGAAGAACGGAATTCCTATCGCCGGAGCGCCTGCTCCCAAACGAACCTTTTTTATAACTCCTGATAACCAGGCGACATTTCGCCGTTTCTCCTGTTTTCACAACAGGAGAAATACCCATGATTTACGGTTATGCCCGCGTATCAACAAACCACCAGGACACCGAACTTCAGCGCTCTGCTCTCGAGTCAGCGGGGTGCGAGCATATAGTGGAAGAGCATGCCAGCGGGAGAACGTCGAACCGCCCGGTATTGAAGCGGCTGATCGCCACTATGCAGGCTAGTGATGAACTGGTGGTCTGGAAGCTGGACAGGATCGGGCGTAATGTCCTGCATGCGCTGTTGATGTTCCAGCAGCTACAGGAAAAGGGGATCAACTTCCGCAGCATTACCGATGGTGTGGACCTGCGCACCGCCAGTGGTCGCTACAATTTCCGCAATATCCTGTCGGCAGCGCAGTACGAATCCGACCTTAACAGCGAGCGTACCTTGGCAGGGCTTGCCGTCGCCAGGGCAAAGGGGCGGGTAGGCGGTCGCCGGCCTAAGTTCACGGCTGAACAATGGGAGGATATGGGGGATATGCTTGCGGCAGGTGAACCGCGGCAAAGCGTATCGAAAACGTATGGCGTAGGGATTTCAACACTGTATAAAAAATTCCCTGTTAATCATTAATGGGGCCGCCGCCCGTCGTATGCAAGAACGAGCGACGGCAGGCTGGCGTTCGTTCGATAGTGCGAGTATTGAATGATTGCCAGCCGGTGCGGATTCTACATATGCAATATGACAAATCAATGCGTTTAATCTGAAACCAGCCACATGTCAGACTCTTCAAACATTTCCTCAAGCATGCGGTTCAGCCGTTCTTTCTCAGTTTTGGTGCAGTCGCTGTTTAAGGCGTTAGCCTGCATTGGCTTCACCCTCACCTCAGCATCGGGAAAAATCCGGTGCACCCGCTTCGTCAATTCGGCCAGAATGATGTTACTTGCTCCTGGCAACCCGGCAACGTTTCTCTTGTCATAAACCAGCTCAACAAACAT